TGGTTCCACGAGCCACTGCCTTGAATTTAAATGAAGGTAAGGTAATGACATCGGGAATACATGGCAATTCTCCTCGCCAATCTCCAAAAGGATCTACTACAGCATGAAGATATGATCTAGCACACTCAGAGAGTTGAAAATTGACTTTAGGTAAACGAGGTATTGTATTGGGTTGTTGTTGTTGTGGGTTACGTGCCACGCGGCGTTTGCGGCGTGGTCTTTGTTTTTGTCTTTGTTGCTGACGAGCAGGGGGGGTTCTTCGGTTATTCATCGCGGCCATAAGACCTTTCAACATTGGGACACCTAGGATCGCCACACAAAGGGGTGACGTAACGGTTCCAATATTGGATCTGATCAGGATGGCATAAGGGCGTTATGGCGGGATGTTCGAGTGGTTGCAATAGAGTGAGTCCATCTAAGTATCTTTCGACACTGATCTGATCACTTACTGATATTTTATACAACTTTTCGACTAGAAGTCTAGTATTCATAGGAACTTCCTTAACTACAGCACCGCATTTAAAATAGGCAGTGTGTATGGCTATCAGTTTATCACGATGCCATAAGCGAAGATCATTAGGAATATAGACAGAAGAACCGGATGTTACACGAAGTCCATAGAGAGCCAGACTTTGTAAAATCGGGCAACCAGGATATTGGTACAACAGAGACAAGGATTTGGATCTTAATAGGCGTTTTAACTTCTTAGGTGTGGCACAAGCATATTTACCGCCTGTCCAACCAAAAGACACTAATTGTTCAATTGGGTCAGTGACATTTAATCTATCATCGATATCGGATACAATCCCACAAAAACTAGCTTCAGTAAGGTTACTATAGCTTTCTAGCTTAATTGTGAAACCGCATTTTTCGAATTGTTTAATTGTAGGGGAGGGACCTTCGAAACGGAAGATACCATCGTCACCTTCAACAAAACCTTTAATGTCAGTGTTGCCATTTTTCTCCAACACGAATAACATTGTCATTAAATTAGCAAAACCGTTCCCAAGGGAGGTATTCATTTCGCCACTCATACGGGTGGCTTCAATGAGAACAGTGAAATCTCGGAAATTGCAAACATTCAATCCTGCGATGATATCATGCATTAAACGCATAAATTCATCGTGATCACACAACTGTGAGGTCATGTAATCATAAAGTTGAAATTCGCAAATCTCCATAATTTGCTTGGTGAAATGTGATTCGTATTGGGAATAATCAGTGGAAGTATATGTACACCCAGGACGATTGAGTGAATCTATGATAAACTTGGCTCTATCGCATACAGGGACGTATTTGATGAACCATGGAAGTTTAAAAAGAGATTTCTCAATGAGTTTAATGATGGGTCCAACTCGAC